TACCAGTTCCTGTACCTGTACCAGTTCCTGTACCTGTACCAGTTCCTGTACCTGTACCAGTTCCTGTATCGCCAGTAGGAACAAAAGGTGCTAAACTATTAGCAGGTCTTGCACCTCTTTCAATTTCTCTTGCTCCAAAAGCATCATAATGTGCTGAAGCAAATCTAAGAACATTTCCACCATAAAGGGCTTCTTGTGCTGTTCCTGCTATAGTATCTCTATAGTGTTGAAGCAAATCATTATTATTTGCTAAATAGTTAGTAGCTTCGTTAGTTCCTAATGGCATTTTATTTTCCTCTCTCTAACACCTTATCTAGCTTATCCTCTAACCTATGTAGAGCTTCTGTAACCATTCTCATATCTTCTCTTAGCTCTTGCTTAGTAGAGTAATCTTCTCTAGTCCTATTTAGAAGTATATCTATGCGTTTAACTTCTCCCATAAGATTTCTGAACCACCATATAGCAGGTGCGATCACCAGCGTTAATACTACGTTCCAAAAAATTACTGGTGATATCTCGCCCATCATAGTTTGCTCCTTATAGTGTCGCGTTACAAGCGTCTAAAGCATCCCATACTAG